TCTGCCTTATCTTCGTGATCACCAGGTAAAAACCCAATCTCACGAGTAGATACTAAAGAACGAACCAAATAGATTCTCTCATATGGAGTTGTTTCATCTAATACTTGCTTTAAAGCATTATAAAGAGTAACAAAGGTTTTTCCTGTACCAGCAGTACCATATGCAACAAGATGCTTACCTTCTTTATAAGATTCAAATAATCTTTTCTGATTATCTGTAATTGGTTCTATATCAAGAAGATAATTTGTATTAATAGGTTTCTTTCTTTTTATTTGCTTAGTCGTCAATCCGATACCAATTGGTTGATCACCATTGGTCTTCTTCTTTCTAGGCATTTGTTTAGAGTGTTTTTACTTTAGATCCAGGTGCTTTACTTGCTTTTCTTAATACATCGTTCCATCCTGGATGTTTTCGTGTTAAGGTATTTTGCCAATCTCCGACTTCTTGTGCTGCTGCACACCCTTTAGACCAATCTTTATCCCAATCAGGATTATCTTTTCTCCACTGCTCATAGTCTTTCATTGACATAGAGAGTTCTTTTTCCTCTCCAGTTTCTTTATTTTTTACAGGATATGTAGGCATAATCTCAATAATTTGTAAAGTTATTTATAGGTAGTTTATAATAATATTCCATCTACACTTATCATCAGTACATGAAGATGATGCATGTAGTTCACTAGGATCAAAAAATAATGCTCTATTTGCAATGCTTTCTATTTTAACATCATTTTCAAATCTTGTATACCCATTACAGGTATTTAAAGATAGGATACAACCAGTATGAGAAAAAGGAAAATCTTTATGCAAATCATGATCAACTATTGTATCTGTTTTTGGATAACAATTCAATTTAGATCTAAGAATAGTTTTTATAGGTATTTTTGAAACAAATTTCTTTTCTATTAATGAAAATTTATTACTAATAATCCTTTTAAATTCTGAAGCATCATGATTTGGTTCTAAATGTAAAAACGCATGTCCAAAATGGGCGTATGAGTTTTCTTCTTTAGTATTTACTACATTTTTTTGAAAAAATATAGGAAACTTTTCAGATATAATAAAATCTCTAATTTCATTAAAGTCTGTCTCTGATAAAAAATTATCACATACTTTCATTTTTAACGTTTAACTTTTCTCCCATTCAAGTGCCTCTGATACTGCTGGAAACTGTTCTACAAATATAGATCTTGCCTTTTCCACAACATCCATATGCTCTCTCTGTGTACCGTGTGCGGATCTCAAATTAATGTAGTGAATCC